CACCGATGATGTTTATGGTGAGGTAGGTAAAGACCAAATTAAATTTTTACCACCTACAGAATTTTATGGTTTGGTTAAAATTGAGGAACCAAAAAATACTTCTTACACAAAAGGTGTAAACAGATACTTAGAACCGGGAAATATGGTTGTCTCTGTATACATCAAACATTTGGAAGAAATGAACATCGATATAAGGTATGGTGATTTTATTGGTTATCCTGAAACTGAAGAAAGGATTAGATATTATACGGTCGTAAACGATGGTAAAGTAACTTCGGATAATAAACATAATATGTTTGGGTTTAGACCTCACTATAGAACAATTACTTGTGCAATTGCACAAGAATCTGAATTTAGAGGAATTTAATTATGGGATTACCAAAAAGAAAAAAAGATATTAAAGTATATGGTGTAAACCAAAATACGGATGGTCCTGCAATCACAGGTAGAAGAAAAGAATTGTTAGAAGAAATAATTAAATCTGACACATTTCTTCCTGATTCTATACTACATGATGATTTGGATTTAGGGATGTTAGAATTCGTTAAAGAAAATTTTAAAGTTATATCTGATGGTGACCAAATTCCAACAATACCTAAAATATTAACAATTCAAAGATGGTCTGAGTATACAAATAATTGGTCTTTTTCTGATGAGGATGGTAATATAAAACTTCCTTTCATTGCGGTGGTTAGAAAACCGGATGTACAATTAGGTACAAATCCATCTATACAAAGAACAATACCCGATAGAAGAGACTTTTTCTATGCGTCAGTACCAACATGGGACGGTAACCAAATGGGTGCGGATATCTATAAAATACCACAACCTATTGCGGTAGACATAGGTTTTGATGTAACAATCGTATGTACAAAATTTAGGGACATAAATAAATTCAATCAAAAGGTTTTACAAAAATTCTCATCAAGACAAGCGTATACACGAGTTAAAGGACATTATATTCCAATTGTAATGGACAGAATTGAGGATAATACACCAATGGATACACTTGATGGTAGAAGATTCTATATTCAAAATTATGGATTTACCATGTTAGGGTTTTTAATTGATGATGAAGAATTTGAAGTTTCACCAGCAATCAATAGGAGTATCACAATGGTTGAGCCCGATTTAAGAACAATTTATCCTGTTAAGAGAAAAACTAATAACATCACAATACAAAGTGAATATACCAATGGGTCGATTATTGCAAACTACACCGCAACATCACAGTATAAAGTCGATAAGACTTTAGAAATTACTTTTACCGATTCGTTAGTGACAACAGGTACCCCGATTACACAATCCGTAAGATTATTTATTGAGAGAAATCAATTATCGGGAACGACCGAATATACTATTACAGAAAATTACAATCAGTTATCAGGTACAACATCATTTAAAGATGTTAATATCGATACGATAGGAAGGTCAAAATACGAATACACTTTTACAACGGGTTCGACTTTTAATTAATCTCCGTAGATATCCTTTTTTTTTGCACTATCATTTTGTTTTGGTAATTTACAATTATCGTCAATCCACTTATGGATTAATTTATAAATCTTCAATCCATTTTTATCACAATACTCTTTTAAAATTTCGTGATGTTTTTCACCTACCTTAATGTTTTTAAAGGGTTTTTCCATAATAAAGATAAATATCGATACTAAAAGATAAATTAGTATCTATAAGTATCATTTTAAAAAAAATCAAGGAAATCTTTGCTAAAAACAAAGATATTTATTGATAAAGAAATAAAATTAATTAACCAAACAATTTAAAAATGGCAAATTCAAATAGAGTTTTTGTATCTCCGGGTGTGTACACATCTGAAAAAGACTTAACATTCGTAGCACAAAGTGTTGGGGTGAGCACGTTAGGTTTGGTGGGTGAAACCTTAAAAGGTCCCGCTTTCGAACCAGTATTAATAACAAGTTTTGACGAATTTAGGTCATATTTTGGTGGAACTAGTCCATTGAAAGATGGGAATAACAACCCAAGATATGAATTACCTTACTTCGCAAAATCTTATTTAGAAGAATCTAATCAATTATTTGTTACAAGAATTTTGGGTTTAACAGGATACAAACCTGTTAAAACATTTGGTGTACAAACAATAGGTGGGGTAACACTTGGTACTTTAAGTGGAACAACAACTGGTTTAACCATGTCAGCAACCACTACCACAATTACCGCAAGTACAATTTATAGTGAATTGTCAGATAAAATATCGGTAGATGGTAACTATATTACTGATTATATAGTTTCTAATTTTAGTGGTAACACTTCATCAAATCATGGACAATGGTTTGTGTTAGGTAATGTACCATCTTCTGGTACCACATCTCTAACATCAACAATTGAAGAGGTATCTCCATTAACCGGTTTGGATAACGCAAGTAATAATAATACTAAAGAATGGTACAATGTATTGTGTAACACAGCGGGTACACAAGTATATTCTTATTTGTTTGTATACAATAGTGGAACAACAACTTTTGATGTTACTAAATACACATATAACGGAACACTAAACACCCAATATGATGGACAAGTTGTGTTGGCTTTTAGGTCAAGAGGTTCTTATGTTGGACAAACATTAAATTTAGAAACCACAACTAACAGTAATTTCCAAATTACAGGTACAGGAATAACAACAAATCCTTTAGCAGAATTTACTGTTAATGTTACAGGTGCAACAAGTGGGGCTAAATCATACACTTGTAGTATGGATACTTCTTCATCAAAATATGTAACTAAAGTATTCGGTACTGATGTATATGATAAATTGAAAAGTGAGGTTCCAATTTATGTGTACGAAACATATCCTAACTATCTATTAAGAGCATACGAACAAGGTTACATTAGAGGTTTAAGTTTAACTGAGGTATATGAAACCGAAAACAATAACTTCTTAACTTCTTGGGACACACCTATGACACCTACAGTTGTATCTGAGGTTAGAGGTGGTGAGGTTTCTGATTTGTTTGATGTAATTACAGTTTCAGATGGTGAAACGGCGAACTACGAAGTTAAAGTTTCAATTATCAACATTAATATTGATACCGCTGAATTTGATTTAATTGTACGTGATTTTAACGATACTGACGATAATTTAGTAGTACTTGAAAAATTCTCAAGATGTTCAATGAACCCTGACCTACCTGGATATGTGGCCAAAAAAGTTGGTACATCAGATGGTGAGTATGAATTACGTTCAAGATACATCATGTTGTCTATGACGGATAATCACCCAACCGACGCATATCCCGCAGGTTTTAAGGGTTACACAAATAATACATCTTTTGGTTCCAACACGATTGGTTCTGTAATGTATAAAACACAATATTATACAGCTGGAAACACAACAGGATATCAAGCGGACGGTACTCCTATATTATCATCAGGTGATAAAGTTAGAAGAACCTACTTTGGATTATCATCGTTGTCTAATCAAGTAACATACGACAGAGATTTATTTAAGTTTAAAGGAACATCTGCGGCTGGAACGACTAAAGGTTTCCACTTATCAACAAACGCATCCACATTAACAGGTACAACCTTCTTGACAACATCTTATGATTTAGAAGGACAAACAGGTACCGATAACGTGTTAACCAACATTAACTATCGTAAATTCACATTCGCGGCTTGTGGTGGTTTTGATGGTTGGGACATTTATAGAAACGTAAGAACGTATGGTGATGGTTATATCTTTGGTAAAACAACCTATACAAGTGGTAACACAAATAATGGTGGTGTCTTTAGCACTGTATCAGGTAATTCTGATTACTACGCATACACAAGAGGTATCGACACCTTCGCAAACCCTGAGGCTGTTGACGTAAACATTTTCGCAACACCTGGTATAAACTTCTATGACCACAGTTCACTTACATCATACGCAATTGATATGATTGAGGAAGATAGAGCAGACTCTTTGTATGTAATATCTTCACCAAACTACAGTTCATCAGATGAAATAATAGACGCATTGGACGGTGTTGCAATCGATAGTAACTATTCGGCAACATACTGGCCTTGGATACAAGTTAGAGACGCAGATAATTCAACTCAATTGTACTTACCACCTACCGGTGAAGTTTTAAGAAATATCGCGTTAACCGATAATGTATCTTTCCCATGGTTCGCTGTAGCGGGTTATTCAAGAGGTTTGGTTAACTCAATTAAGGCTTATAAGAAATTAACCCTTGATGAAAGAGACGACCTGTACAAGGCTAGAATTAACCCAATTGCAACATTTGCTGACACCGGTACAATCATTTGGGGTAATAAAACCCTACAGGTTCGTGAATCGGCTTTGGATAGAATTAACGTAAGAAGATTACTATTGAGAGCAAGAAAATTGATTTCAGCAGTGGCGGTAAGATTACTATTTGAACAAAACGACGACCAAGTTCGTAACGAGTTCTTGAGATTGGTAAACCCAATATTAGACGCAATCAAGAGAGAAAGAGGTTTGTATGAATTCCGTGTAACGGTTTCAAACGACCCTGAGGACATTGACGCAAATACTTTAAGAGGTAAAATCTATATTAAACCAACAAGAGCTCTTGAATTCATCGATGTTGAGTTCATAATCACACCAACAGGAGCATCATTTGATAATATCTAATAAAAAGGGGGAGGGGAAACCCTCCCTATTTTATGTTCCACGTGGAACATGATGAATAAAAGTATAAAAAATATAAAATTATAAATTACCCAGTATATGCACCAGTATTCTAGTTCTAGTTATCTTAATTCTAGTTTATCTAATCTAGTTTTATATTTACTAGCATCTAGTACTAGTATGGAAAAAATACGAAAAAAATTTGATATAATCAAGTGATTGAGAATAATTTTTTGTTTTTTCATATACAACATATTTATAGGAAAGATTAAAAATAAAAAAACTAAAAAACAAATATTGACATGGCAGATTTATTAATGAAAATGCCGGTTCCATACGAACCGAAAAGAGTTAACCGATTCATACTTAGATTCCCTTCATCTTTGGGTATTAATGAATGGTATGTAACCTCAAGTGCTAGACCAAGTGCAAAAATTAATTCAGTTGCGATTCCCTTTATCAATACATCAACATATGTTGCTGGTAGATTTGAATGGAACGAAATAAGAGTAACATTCAAAGACCCGATTGGTCCATCTGCAGCACAGGCTTTGATGGAGTGGTTCCGTTTACACGCGGAATCTGTTACAGGTCGTATGGGTTACGCAGCTGGATATAAAAAAGACATTGAATTAGAAATGTTAGACCCAACGGGGGTTGTGGTTGAAAAATGGATTCTTCAAGGTACTTTTATTACCGACTTAAACTTTAACGAACTTGATTACTCAAGAGATGATATAGCATCAATTACTTGTTCGTTAAGAATGGATAGATGTATTTTAGTTTACTAATCAAATAATAAAAAATCTGTCAATAAAAAGGTCTCTCAAAAGGAGACCTTTACTTTTTATATGACTTTTTGTAAATTATAGTAGTTATAAAATAAAAAAATATGGAAGAATTTAGAGTTGACCCAACAATCTCGTATGATGTTGTTGAATTACCTTCGAGAGGTATACATTATCAAAATAAAAAGAAGTCACTTAAAGTTGCATATCTAACGGCTGCGGATGAAAATATATTATCGGCACAAAATTTAATTGCAACAAACGGTGTAATTGACGAATTGTTAAGAAGAAAAATTTTAGATAGAGATATCCAAATTGAAGATATTGTTGAAGAAGATAGACAAGCTATTTTAATATTTCTAAGAAATACCGCATTTGGTTCCGAATATAATTTACATTTAAAAGACCCAAAAACAAATATTGATTTTACTGTAACTATTGATATGAGTGAATTAAAATTTAAAGATTTTAATTTAGAATCAGATTCCAATGGAGAATATCCTTACTTTATGGAGAAATCAAAATCTAGTATAACTTTTAAATTTTTAACACCAAAACAAGAAAAAGATTTAGAGGAATTGAAAAAAAGTTGGAATGGACAAGGGGTTGCACCTGTTGTTACTAAACAATTGGAGATGATGATTAAGTCTGTTGCTGGAAACAGAGATATGATGAATATCCACAACTTTGTTGAAAGGTTACCAATTAAAGATTCCCAAGATTTCAAAAAATTTGTAAAGGAAAATAAACCAGGATTAGATTTATTAAAAACAGTAAAAACCCCGTCAGGAGAAGATGTCGATGTTGAAATCGGCTTCGGGGTGGAGTTTTTTCGCCCTTTCTATGGATTATAAGAAAGGTCAGTTAGATGAAATTTTATTTTTAATTAAAAAGGGTTTTACTTATGGTGATATATTAACAATGCCAGTTTTTATACGTAGGTATTATGTGGGGTATATTCTTGAAATGGAAAACACTCCTAAATAATATTTATAAGTATGGCATCAATAACTATCGACCAAATTATAAATACCTCTAGAAATCGTGAAGAAGCTATTGCGAATTTTAATTCTGCGTATCCTTCAGCAACAACAAGTGAAGGTTCTGATTTTTTAAACAAACTCAATAGAAAATTTCCAGTACAATCATCAAGTACTACAAATACAGGTAGTGGTTTGACAGGTGCACCTAGTGCTGCAACACAAGGATTTATTACCAGTGCTTTAAGTAGTCAAAACATCTCACAGAGTGGGAAAATGTATGATTTTTCAACATTAGAAAAAACAGAAGACACTATATTTCAAATAAGTGATGTTGCTGCTGGTATGTTTACAGCGATTAATGACGCTAAAGGAAACCTTGGAAAAGTGGTTACAAACCTTTTAGGAAATTCACTTGTGAAAATTGGAGAAGGTGTAAATCAAATTTTAGCACAAGAAGTTAATTTAAGAAACGAAGTAAATGCAAAACTTGGTCTTACAGGGGACTTATCAAGAGGTTTAAGAGATAATATATTAGATACTTTACCAGCGGCAACCTCAATGGCTTTTGGTTTTGAAAGTGTTAGAGATTATGCGGTTGAAATGGTTGAGAATACCGGTAAAATGACCACATTTGGTAAAGATGTGTTGATTGAATCCCAAAAAACTGCGAGAGCTTTTTATGGTGATTTAAGTAAATTATCTCAAGCGATTGATGCATTTGATAAAGTTGGTATTGGAGCAAAAGATGCAATTAAAGAAATTGATAGAGCGGGTAAAAGTTCATTAACTTTAGGTTTAAACGCTAGAAAAGTAGTTGCTGAAGTTAGTTCTAATATGGATAAATTGAACACCATTGGATTTAAAAATGGTGTCGAGGGACTAACAAGAATGGTTCAAAAATCCATTGAATTTAACTTGAATATTGAAAAAGTTAAAGGTTTAGCGGAAAGTCTTTTTGACCCCGATAAAGCAATTGCGTTGTCCGCGGAATTACAAGCGATAGGTGGAGCAATAGGAGACTTCAATGACCCACTTAAACTCATGTACATGGCAACAAATGATGCTGGTGGATTACAAGATGCAATGATTGGTGTTGCGGGTTCTTTAGCAACATATAATACCGAATTAGGTAGATTTGAAATCACAGGTGCAAACCTTAGAAAGGCTAAAGCGTTGGGTGGTGAATTGAATATGACTATGGAAGAAATGTCTAAAACCGCAATTAAAGCTGCGGAAAGGTCTTCTGCAGCAACCGCGTTATTATCCTCAGGTTTACAAATTGACGAAAAAGAAAAAGAATTCCTTACCAATATCTCCAAAATGGAAGGTGGTAGAATGGTAATCGATGTTCCAGAATCTATTGCTAAAAAAATGGGTCTTGAAGACACAAAAGTAGCGTTAGATGAACTAAGTCCAACAATTGCAAAAGGATTATTAGAAAACCAAAAGGCCTTTGAAGATATGAGTGTTGAGGACATCGCTAGAGACCAATACACTGTTACACAAAATATTGAAAAAGATGTCAGTTCTTTATTGACCTTGGCTAAAGTTGAAGCCGCAAAGGGATTTAGGGGTGGACTTCAAGATGTTGACAATTTCTTGAAAGAAAAATTAGGTGAACCGTTAAAAAAAATGACACAAACAGGTAC